GGCAGCGTCAGATTGGTATAAGAGACAGGAGAAATGGTCTCCTGATATTAAGAAAGAGTGCATTGAACTGAGTCGTAAGTTCTATGATCCATACGCGCACAAGCCGATTGATATGATGCCGTATCTAAAACACAACCAGGAAAAGTTGTTGGGTGTCATAAAAGACCTAAACATGTCAACTACCAGATTTGCAAATGAAATATCATTGGACCGGAATAGTGTGGCTAGGGTGTTAGACCTCAAGGGTTTTCCTTCTGTAAGGTTTCAGGAGACTGTCTATGACATGTACGGGGTCAAAATGATTACTAGGCGAAGTGTATTAGAAAGGGAAACGGGGTTATAAAATGATTGAGAACACATTTATAAGAATTGATAGTTTGATTATCAGAGTGAATCTGATTAAAAGTATTTTTGACGCGTTCAGAGAGGGCCAAAATGTATGTGTGATTCGGTTTACTGATGGAACTGAATCTCTACATAAAGGAGTCTGTGCGGAGGACTTTTGGAAAGCCTTAGGGAAAATAAAATAAGAAGGGGCAGAATGGTGTCATAAAGATGGGAAATAAAGATGAGCGCATATATATTGTTATCAATGGCGTCATGCTTCAAATCAGAAAGATACAAGCGGCATGGGATGTACAGGATCCTACTGAGAAAGTATGTAATATCTTGTTCAATGATGGGACGCTCATTGGTTTCTCAAAGTTCACGGCAAGTGAATTGTGGAATGAAATGTTAAAAGCTAAGAAAGGTCTTGAAAAAGTATGATGAATCAGAAGTTTGTAAGATTTGGGGTTGTGGTAGTAGACGCCAGCCGGATTGTCGGCTTATTTGAAAATGATAAGGGGGTAGGCATTCTACTTCAGGGGGAAGCAAGACCCTTATACATTGATGACTGGAAACTAGACAAGGTGCTAGAACAGTTAGCTGATACCATGGAAGCTATGGAACCTAAACAGATGCATAGTGACACTAAGGGGATAGAATTTATCCTGGCAGATAAAGCCAACTTAGAATGGGATGCGTCAAATGATGACCGGCTAACTAAATTTGAAATCAAGACGGAAGAACTAGCAGGCGATAAGGTAAATACGGTCAAGCTGAAGTCGCTTAAGGAATTAGAAGACTTGCAAGAAGCGTTAGAAGGACCGTTAGCATTAGTAAATGGGGTTCTATTCGTCCCATTCGTTTAGGAGGTGAACACTTGGAAGCTAAGGAGTTCTTAAAAACGGTGTACTGGTCTGAAAAGGAAGTGAATTCCTTGCGGAACGAGTTACGACAAGTAGAAGCGACACTGCTTTCGTCACCTAGCTGGTCTGATATGAAGGTTCAAACAAGTGGGATGCAATCAACGGATGATACCTATGTGCAGATGATGGAGATTCGGGAACGGCTGATGAACCAGATAAGCCATACGGTCATGATGCGAGATAAGGCGTCTCAGATGATTAGTAGGGTGCCAGACGAGAAGCAACGATTTGTATTGCGCGAGCGGTACCTGAACCGGCGGGACTGGGTGGAGATCTCAGATGACCTATTACGGTCACGGTCTCAGATATACCGTATACACGGGTTCGGGCTACTTGCCTTCAAAGAGATATTCAAGAAGGAGGCCATAGGGTAGATGAAAGTATATGTGGTGAATATGTATCTATTAGTTGGTGATATGACATTTGTAGCGGCGCAAGCTGCCTTCAGCAAAAAGGAAGAAGCTATATCCTACATGGAGAATCGACACGGTATGACTCAAAAGAGTAATGCGGAATGGTGGGGCCAGGTGACAGAACGACATTCGAGGTTAGAAGCTAATCTTTCTGCGATGGATATAGATGAGTTCTTTAAGAAGTACTTTAATACGACTTATGTGGCTGAGGAGGAATAGGGGATGGAAGGTGGCTATACCTGTCAAGTTACATTTGGTATTGAAGGCAAGGCTATAATAAACCGGCTTGTTAAGTTCAATAGCAAGGATGATGCGTTTATATTCGTTGAAGCCATGGATGCTATTCATCGGAACGCACTAGAAGAACTGGAAGGTGTATCGTGTGACCCTGAAGCGTATGCCAAGATGTTAGATGCGATGCGCCAATACCGGCCAAGTGAACTGCCAGGGCATATTTACCTAGATTAAATGGGTTTGATGATGCGCTGGTAGGTGAACCTATCTACGATGATGCGTGTGTTTTACCGGTAAAATGCGACACTTTGCGACAAAATGCGACGGAATGCGACAAAGTGAGACGGAACGCAACACTAACTTTGTGCTAGTATTAAGATACCAAGAAAACCAGGTAGGCTAATCGGAATACGCGCTACTTGGCACGCGACTGTCACGCGTGGTATATAATCTCTCCTTAAGGTTGGGCCATGCCTGGCCTTTTTATTATGTGTTGGGGGTGAAGGAATGGCATTCAAGAAACAGTGCGCGGCTCCTGGATGTGGAGCGCTGACGAGTAGCAAGTACTGTGAGGTACATGTGAAGATGGCCGATGAAGAAAAGGCTCGCTATGATCAGTTCCGTGGGTCTAGTGCTAGGCGTGGTTATGATAGCCGATGGCGCAAGTATCGAATAGCCTTCCTTGACTCTCATCCATTGTGTGAGGAATGCGCGAAGCATGACCGGATGGTTTTGGCATCGGTAGTGGACCACATTATCCCGCACAAGGGGGATATGAAGTTGTTCTGGGATGCGTCGAATCACCAAGCCTTATGCGAGTCTTGCCATAACCGCAAGACGGCTAAGGAAGATATGGGTGCTTGGGACTACAAGGCGGGTCTTAAGTAAGACCCTGGTATTTGATTTAAGGTGTCGTACCCTGGGTTATGATTTTGGTTTTATACCCGGTGGTTTGATTTTTAGTTTTTATACCCCTATTCAAAATTTGGTTTTGAGTAGGGCGTTTCTATTTTTGGTTTTAATGTCATAACCGTAAATAGCAAATAACTAACGTGTAAGAAGTTTTAATCTTAACTCGATAGATTATATGTCTTTTTGCATTGAATTGATTGTGGCTAATCTGATGGAGCGAGGTGATAAAAAATGGAATTGGTGTTGGTTAAGTTATCTAAAACGAGTGCCTTATATCTGAATGGCAAGGAAGTACGATCTGTCACGAGAGTTAGTCCTGATTATATCGGGGACACATTGGCAGATATAAATATTGGGCTTGGCGTTCCGGTTGAGCGTATCTTGGTTGAGTCTGCTAGCGACAATGTCGGGTTAGATATTATGGCTCGTTACGTTGGCGATGGGAAGTTCTCAATTAAGGTTCCTAAGCTGAAGGTATCAAAAGTGGAAAGGTTTGGGTTGGTATAATGTGGTGGATGTTATTGTTCCTGTCTCCATTCCTACTTATGGCTTTTGTCGGTGTATCTGTGGTGCTTAAGGTTGATTATCAAAGGATGATAATTGACTATCGTATCAAGAAAGCCAAGAGGGAATATCAAAAGGCAAAAAGAAAATAGCAGATAAGTTTGATAAACAACACCTGCTATTAAGCGTTCATGATGTACCATGACCGGCCCTGAAATTTGTTCTCCTATGGGCTGGTAAGGAATTCGGGTTTTTGATTTCAATTTTCCAAAATTCAAAAATCAGTTACATTTTCTAAATGTTGATTTATCAAGCTTTTTATGAAAGCGAGTAAATCTAAAAATTAGAAAATTATATTTTAATTAGAATTTTGTAACATTTGAAGAATGTTGATTTGACGCGGTTTGTAGCCGGTCTTGAAAATGAATTGAAAAGATTGTGAAGCTTGACGGAAGGGCGGACGACCTGAGCAGCTCGCGCCGTGTTTTGAGCGGTGGATGCTATGGCTTAAAATTTAGCCGGTTTTAGGCGTTCTGTTTGTCAGTGGATAAATATGTATACTTGACGATTTGAAGGCTTAGAATTGATTCTAGACGATGCAAGGCGGTAAATTCGCTGGCTGCTATATGTCAAGCGGTGATTTAGATTTAATCAAGCTTGATTTTTTCGCTTGTCAATGATCGTCTTACGCTGCTTCTGATGCGTTGCTTGACGTATGACGGCATGGCATCGGATGCTTGATGGCTTGAATGTATGCCGGCATAGAATGCTGATGCTGTTGCTTGCGTCGTACGGCTTAAAATTTAGCCGGTTTTAGGCGTCTTGTTTCGGATGGGCATTTATAAAGACTTTGAGTTTTGACGGCTTAGACGGCCGTTTTTTGGGGCCGTTTTGTGGTGCTGGTCGTTTGATGGATTGACAAACAGAAAAACACGCCGGCTAGATCCATTGTATGGATCTAACAAGCGTGTTCTGTTTTCGCAAGCCGCGCGGCTTAATTGTAAGGTGCTGTAATGTAATCAGCATAATGTGCCGGCCGTTGGATAAATGCTAAAGCGGCCCCGCCGTAAAAAGTCGATGCGTCTGTTTCCTGCTTTCCGATAGTAACGCGGTCAAACATAAGTACTAGATTTAGAAATAGCTGTAATGTATATTCGTCTTTTATTGTGACTCTTGTAAAATCGAATTTTGATTCGTTGGAAATGTCGCCGTATTCGATTGTATCGGCGTCAATCTTGCTAATGTGTAATTTTTTCATGGTAAATTCTCCTTCTCTAGATAGGTCTTTAATTTGATAGTGTAATGATCTGCTGACGGTTGTCAAATGCTTTTTCTGAGCCGGGTCTAGGCCCTCGTTTTTTAATAGCTTGTTTAGCAGGTTTCGCGCTTGCTTTTTGGCCTGAATCAATGTACTTGTTTCCAATTGCGGCGCCTCCTAGTTTTCTTCTTTTTGTAATACTACAGAATAAAACCATGCATCTAGTTCGGCCTGCTTCTTTGCTTGTTCTTCATGCCATTCTTTTCCGTGACGATAGACCGGCGCTAAACTAACGACGCCTCGGAATCCTCTAGCGTCACGCGGACCGCGCCAACGATCCGCTATTTTTTTGCATGGGTGGCCGTTTTTACGCCATCCATTTCTATAAAAGTCTTTTGGCTTTCTCATTTTAATTCTTCCTCTCTGACTAGTTTATTTTACAAGTTTCGCACTTGTTTTTTTGATTGTAGTAATTGTTGCTTGTTCAATTGCTCCCGCTGCTTTCCAAGAAATTCGCCCGGCTAGAAATAGGCCGGTAAGGAAAATAATAGCGGCTAACGCATACACGGCTAGAAATGCTAAATTAGCATCCTTTCCGCCGTTTAGCACGTCGTTAAGCAAGTTTAACAAGTCGTAAAACATGAAATTTAGTGTTTCCATGTCGTTGACCTCCTTTATTGTTTTTTTGCCCCTGATGGGCTACACCAGCCCGCGGGAACGATCCGCGGAAGTGCCGACGCTGGTTATAAGATTTCTCTGCTGAATTTGTGCCACATTCTTATGGCGTAAGCAGAACCGAATTCTTGCGCCATTTGTAAAAGTTCTTCAATGTCGCAAAACTGAGCGGAATAGAATACGCCTTTTTCTGATGATACTTCTAGCCGCTTTATTGATTCCGGTCTTGAAGATAGCCATGCCATGGCGTCGCCGTATGTGGCGAAAATTTGCGATTGGTTTGTTATGCCGTTATAGGCGTTTGCCTTGAATGTTCTAGCGTGAGACAAGATAAATTTTTGGAATCTGGTTTTATTCATGGTTAACACTCCTTTTTATTAGCTTAGGCCGGTAATAACTTGTTTGACAATGACGCCGTTTAGTTCGTCTTCTGAACAGAAAATTTTCTCTTGATCGAACCAGGCCACTTTAGGATCAAAAGCCGTGTAATAAGTTTTTGATCCGCCTGTATTCATCCAATCGTAATCTGTAACCATAACATACTTTTTAGGCTTGGTATTAGATAACATAGAAGTTAGATTCTTGATTGCTAATTCTTCCGCTGCGTCGTTAATGTCGTCCGCGTCGATCATGTCAAGGAATTCTATAAAGCCGTCTTCTCTGAATTTGAAATACTCTTTTTCATAGTCTAATGAATTGATAAGATTAAAAGCTAAATCGAAATGGCTTAAATGTGCTGTACGCTCTTCAAACTCGCTTAAAGGATAATAAACAAACGCCTTGAATTCTCTCTTAATTCTTGCGATTTCTTCTTCTAATGTTGTCGCTGCTGCTTTCTCGATGGCGTCAAGATCAAATGAATTGAAAAAGTTTTGTCTTTCTTCTATGTAGTCAATTTCGGGGATCTCAATTCTATAAACATAACCGAAATTACGTTTGATCTCTTTCTTAACGTTCGCCATGTCTTGAGCGTTTATAATCGTCATTCTTTTTGTGTAGTCTTTTGTCGCATAAATCAAATGAATTTTCATTCTGAATCATTCCTTTTTCTTTTATTTTTTTATGAAGCTTCAAGGCGTCAAGCGTTTGATCTTGATTCGTCTCTTGCTGCTTCCTAAATTGTGGCCTAAGCGTATCGAAAAAACGGCATAAAGTCAACGGCGCCAACGATCAGAACGATTAGAGAAGGTTAAAAGCAATGAAATAACGCACAAAACAAGCGACAAACGTTGATACAAAGAGTTTTCACTGAAAATGAATGAATGTGAAAAGCAGCTGAACGGATCACGCCAAAATAGCTTACAAACGTTGATAAAACAAGCTTTCATAGTGTTTTCAAGGGGTACCCCCTCGAAAATCACGGCGAAAGTAACCAT